CTTTGCCAGCATTCTTGCCATGCTCAGCGGCTTTCTTCGTTGTTGTCTTACCGTAAGCATCAACTTGACTAGCAAGACCTTTGGCCAAATTCTGTGTTCCCGTATCAATTTTCTTTGCGTAAGTGTCAACTGTCGCAGCAGCACCACCAATAGCAGAAGTGACCATTTTGCTGAAGTTTTGAAAATGCCCACGCGCCTCAGCCAACTTATCGCCAAGACCGGGAATCCAACCAAAAGCCAATTCAGAAAGATGCAAAATCTGATCAGCGAACCCTAAATAAAATCTTGCATAAACTTCAAACCCACGAATTATGTTGGCAATACCGTGAAGAATCCCACCAAAGATTGCACCAAAAATTTTACCGATAATCGGCAACGCTGACACAATGAAATTACGGAACCGTTGCGAACGCTCAAACAACATTTTAAACCCAGCAACTAAAGCAACAACCGCAACAATAATGAACCCGATCGGATTCGCAGCAAAGGCTTTAGACAAACCTTTCGTCGCACCAGTAACAGCCCTAGTTGCAGCAGCTTGCAAATACTGTGCGAAAGTCAAACCCTCTTCACCAGCCGTTGCAGCATAAGTCGCAAACGCATACGCCTGCATAATGCCCCTATACGCCAACGTAACAGCCCCAGCAACCTTGAACGCGGCAACACTAATACCAACCCACAAAACCAAATCCTGCATCGCTGCGGCGTTCTGTTGCAAAAATCCTGCAAGACCACCAAGTAAAGAAAACACAGGCTGCAACACCGGCAACAACGCTGTACTAAAAGACGCAGCCAACTGACCAACAACTTGAATCAACGGCAAAATAGATGGCAACAACTGCTGAAACAAAGGCAACAAAGACAAACCAACAGTCTCTTGAACATTCTGCAACTGTGCCTGAAACTTCTCAAACGGTGTTGCTGTAGCAGCGGCTAAACCTTGAACCTGTGATTGCACTGCTTTAAGGATCTCGCCACGCGCCTGCTGAAGTTTGCCCTCTTTCACCAACGATGCAATGGATTTGTTTTGCGCATCAGTTAAAGGAATTTGCGCTTTAGCCAACGCCATTGCAGAACGTTTCGGATTATTCAACGCCTTAGCCAACACCATTGCAGCAGATGGCACATCAGTTTTCATACGCGCCGCCAAATCAACAGCAGTCGCGGTCAAACCTTCAACCGTTGCAGCAGCATCCTTACCCGGACGCACCAAGTTTCTGAAAGAAAGAAACGTATTAGCGGCAGCATTCACATTTTCTTTTGACTGCCCTGTGTTATTAGACAACGCGGTCGATAATTCTTCAATTTGTTTCGCCGTCACCTGACCAGATAAACCAACACGTTTAATAATGTTCTCGGTGAGCAACTGTTCTTTGAATGCTTTAGATCCTTCCTGAGCCAAATGCGCAAAAGCACCAGCCGCAGCAAAAACACCACCAGCAGTCAACACAGCATTTAACTTCGCCCCGGCTTTAGAAAAACCTGAAACCTCTTTCTTAGCCTGACCAAGTTTCTTCTTCAACACATCAAGCGAACGACTATCAACAGTTGTCACTACTGGGACTGTTACACCACCACGACCAGCCATGTCATCGGCTCCTATCATTGGCGTTGAACACTGCTGATTGAAGTCTAGCGTTAGCGGTGTTAATAGCCGTATTGATCTCGCGTCTAATCATCGGCGCGTTTTTATCAAAAGCCTTCCACACAAGTCGTCCACCTGGTTGCGAATTATCCAAATGCGAAATGAATGTTTTGTGTTTATCGGACTTACGCGCAAACTCATAAATAGCACCCGATGCTGACATGTTTTTCACAGCAACAACTGTGCGTGAAAAGTTTTTCTTCTGCTTCGATGGTCGAAATGAAATCTTGATACCGTTGCGAATTTCGCCAGTGATCCATGCAGGCCAACCTTGACCACCACGCACACCAGCCTGCGGCGACACTGGTGGAGTCAAACGCCAACCACGCATAGGAGTAGGAGACGGCACAGACTTACGCGCCTCAGAAATAACCGGCTGAATTGCTTTACGCATCGATGATGTAATCAGTCGACGAGCTGATGAATCGTATTTACCTAACGCTTTCATCACATCACGGTAACCAACAATGGATGCGTTGACAGTGAAAAAATCAGCCACGGCTATTCCTTCGCGCTTGGTCAGCCTCCTGCGTTTTACGCCAATGCAAATACCGTTCCATTGTTGCAATCTGACGAGGTGACTGTGCCGCAACAACCATTGGATCAAGACCGAACTCAAACGCTAAATGCGTTATCAACCAGTGGGCTGATTGTTCTCCAAAGGGCGTATCACATTGTCGTCACTGTCGTTGATTTCAACACCGGCAACTGTTTGCACCCAAGTATCGAACTCACTTGACGCACGCTTGAATCTTGTCAACGCATGCCAAGCAAGCCAATACAAGTACGTCAAACGACCTGTTTCCAACACCGCGATTGGCTTATCGAAATGTGTTTCAAAGCCAACATAGTCCGGTGCTGAACAGACAATTTTATCTGTACGGTTGTCGTCATATGTGATCACGAATGTCATTGATTGCATGACATCACCGTAGCAGACGCATCAGTCTTAGGTAGTTTTACGCTGAACAGGTGCGGTAGCCCCGGACTGTGACAACGGCCATGTGACACTGATTGTTGCCAAGTCGCCAACACTGGAACTGAACGGCGTGTATTCCAACGGTCGAACAGTCATCGTGTATGACGGATTCGAAGTGCTAACAGCACCACTGGTCGGTGTCACAACCACTGTCGCAAGCGTTGTTGCTGTCGTCAGTGTGTAAAGAAAATTATCAAGCGACAAAGTACCGCCAGCGTAATCCTGATGAATATCTAGTTTCACATCACCATCAAGGAGACCAGCAGTACGAGACACACCAGTCTGACCAAACGATGTGGTGTCAATATCATTGTACTTCAAAGACAATTCAACCTGAGCAATGTGATCGGTGACAGCTGAACCGTTGATTGTGATTGTGTAATCTGTTGCAGCAAACTTTGCCACGATGACTCCTTAGTTGTTAGGCGTAGATAGTGATTTGGAAATCTGCGGACAAATATTCTGTGTCACCAACTATGAGAGAACCATAATTCACCATATTAGTAACACGGGCACTCTGACACGCACCACCAAGAGTCGGGTCGGCGTTAATAGCAGCCTTAATCGATGTGGCACCAGTCGGATTAATATAAGCATCAAGTGTTGTTTGTGCTGCCCTCTCAGACATACGCCCAACAATTAACAACACTGAGAATGTGTAAGTGTCTGTTCCACGACCAAACGAAGTATCATATTCAACATTCACTGGCACAATCACAGCCACTGGCGGTGCCGGATTATCGGGCACAGTTGCCGCAGTACGCAGACCACGAATCGTCGCCAACTGTGCGGCAAGTGCTGTACGCAACCCCGAAAACGTTGCAGTCGTCGCAGCCATCAAGCAACATTTCTACGAATCACATACGGTTCAACAAGTGATGCAACATCAGGGTCGACACGCGACACACGAATAGCACCCAAATCACCGAAACCAGCAACACCCAAAGGTGAATCAAAACGTTTAAACATACGACCAGCGAGAAGCATCGTTGCTTGCTTAATCGCTGACGGCAACGCAGGCCAACCCCAACGCGCAGTGACTTTCACACCAGCCAACTGACCACCCATTGAACTGATGCCACCGTAGTTACCGAAACCACCGTAACCGTTATAACCACCGTAACCGCCGTAACCACCAGTCGGAAACGATTTGTTCATTGTTGAGCGTATGCGTGTAAACGGCCAAGTGATACCAGCAGAATAATTATTCAAAGGCTCAAGCTGATAATCCGCGGTGCCCCAAGTATTCCCATAATTACCATCAAGATTATCTGATGTGACAATGACTAAACCTGTCGTCGATGCAATGTCATCAACCCAAATGTAGTTGTTGTTACCGGCGATGAAGTAACGATCAGTGGCAGCAGTACCAGCAACAACAAAATTTCGTCCACATAAACCATCAATTTGACGTGACGCGGAATCAATAGCAATTTCCAGCAATGCGTCATCAACACTGTCATTGATTCGTAATGATGCTTTCACTTCTGCGAGTGTGGCATAACCGTTGACAATTGCCATTAGGTGATTCTCCAAATCTTGACGTAACCATCATGTTCACAAACCCAACCGTGTAGATCTGCGAACTCTGCGACGAGTCTACCTTTGCCGCGACCGTTCTTATTGTCATCTACTGCAATGAATCCGCCAGCATTGATTTTCTGATACGCGGTCAAACATTCAATCAGGGCATGGAACGCTGCGGCACCATCATTATCAAAGTCAACATCTTTGGAATCTAAATACAACAAGTCAATGGGTGTGTCAATGTTCGCTAACGCTTCAACACTGTCCATTGTGACTGGTGTGACTTTTTGGTAAAACTCTTGACGACAATGCACAGCGCATTGCGGATCAATATCAATACTTGTCACATTGCCGCCAGTGCGCATGGTGATGTCATGCCACAAATAAGTTGAATTTCCGTCACCTGTCACATTGTTGAGTATGCGTAAACCGCCAGTCTCCACAATCGTCACAGGACGGTTCAAAGACAGCAACCCTTCCTCCAGTATGCGAAAGGCAGGAAAACGCGCCCACAGTGCTTCCTCGTGCGTTTCAAGCCATGTCATAGCGATGCCTTCAACAACGGTCGCCAACAATCATTAAACACAGTGTCAGCGTTATATTGTTGAACAAAATCGATAGCGCGTTGACTTGTGCCCTGACCACGCTCATACGCCTGATTCAACGCATCAACAATGTCAGCAACAAGTGGTGTACCAAACCATGCGTCTTGCATCGCATCCCACTCAGGTTGCGTCTTCACAACCCAGCCATCACCCACCAACTCAGGTTGCGCAGTCCAATCAGACACAATCACTGGCACACCACACGCTTGCGCCTCAATCACAGGAATACCAAAACCCTCACCACGCGAAACCGACAACAACACATCAGCCGCAGAATAAATACCAGCCAACACCGGTGCCGCAATCTGCGAACGGTACGCATACTGGTCAACGAACTTAATCTGCTCATCATTAATATTGCAAGCCCTCGCAAGTTTCAACAAATCAATACCGCCCATCGCACCAAACTGCTCAGTATGCAAATACAACAAAGCGTCAGGTTTATCCGCGGCGAACATTGCAAACGCCAACAAGTTTTCACCAAACGCTTTCCGATTCGGTGTCACACCCTTATTGGCACTATTCATCATCACAACGAACCTATCATTGCTGATACCAAGCAACTCACGCCCAGACTTCACATTTCCGTTACCTAAATCAATCAACGGTGTCGGCTTAAAAATGTCAGGCTCAAACGCATGCGGAATATAAACCGACTCAATACCAGCACCATCAAACATTGCTTTACCAAACTTAGACATCGCAACCGCTGTCACATTATCGTTCTCAAACCATGCTGCAACCTTCGCCGGCACAGGTGCATGATCAACAGGTGTCCACGACAAAGTCGGAATATCACCAACATCATCACGTTTCAACGTCCACACATCCAACAAGGTAACAATCAACGGATCACTTTGATTCACTGTCGACCAATGCAACGCATTTGCTTTCATCGCATCAGTGCGCCACTGACCAAAACCAGACCCATAAACAGTGATCTCATTGCCACGCAAACCAACAGAGGTATTACCAGCCTCAAAACCATAATTCGCATTCACAGCAACCTTGTGACCATCACCGGCAATACGACCAACAACCTGAGCACACTGAGTGCCATACCCAGTACCAGCCCACGGTGCATTAGACACCCACAAAATAGAACGCTCAGCAGATGCAGCAGACGCTTGTTCTTTCGCAACCTTACGCAAAGCACGACCAGACTTCCCCATAAAACGAAATCCCTCCGCAATCAATGACCACCGCCAACACGCGGCACAGTCAAAGACTACGGAGGGACTCCGTCTAACAAACCTCTTACAGAGTCAACAGGGACTTAATGTGACCAGTCTGAGGAAGGTTTCCGTCAACACGAATCTGTGCACGGAACGTTGCAAGACCAGCATTGAATGCGAAGTCATCACTGCGATCCAGCTGAATACCACCAGCCTGACGCACATAGTACGAAGGCAAGTGACCAACAATGACAGACTTCGAAGTAGAAGCAACATCAGCCATTGCAGGATTCTCATACACAGGCTTGCCGAGGATGGTGTCAGGTGAAGCATCCGACAGACCCGGTGTCCACAAGTAAACACCAGAGGTCGACGCCTTCAAACGACGCACCGCCCCAATGGTCTTACCGTTCATCTGCCAACCCACACCTGGCAGCAAACGCGCAGCACCATCAAGTGAGTAGTAAAGCGAGATGAGATCATCGGTTGCGATAGCAGCAGTGCCAGCAGTCGTACCACCAACCGTTGCCTGAGTCACAACACCATTCGGCTGCACCGTTCCAGTACCGGTGGTCAAAGCAACGTTCACTGCGTAACCGATAGCGTTACCAGCTTCCTGAGCAATGAATGCCGAGAAGTCAACACCAGAGTCCGTAAGAAGCTCCAACGCAACCTGCGTAATGAACGAATACTTAAACGCACCCAAAGTAACAAATGCGCTGAAAGCAGGATCGCTTGTTCCAATCGCAGCAGTAGCCGTCGACACCGTTGCAGTCGAATACGTTGACAGACGCGGAATCTGCAAGTTTTCACCAGAGGTAGTGTTCAACACCGTGGACGTCTGAAGCATCGGGCCGACAAGACGCGCCTGGTTGATAATCTGGTTGTAGAACGACGTAGGTACCGGCGCACCAGTCGACGCAGCAGAAACAGCACGATGCTCAAACACGGCACTACGAATGTCACCCGAAGCCAACGCACGAAGCATTGCCTCATCAGTGTTCACAACAGCAGACTGCGAAGAACGAACAACATTCTCAAGACCGCGAACAGCCTCAGAAACCTGCTCTTCACGCTCAAACGACTTACGAATATCCTCAATCAGCGCACCGCGACGATCAAGGTCAGTGTTAATACGAGCGAAACTCTGCTCTTCTTCAGCGGTCAATTCACGCTTCTCAGCAGCAGCAACATCAAGCAACTCTTTCGCCTGGTGCCACGCCTTCTGGCGCTCCTCAACCAAATTGTCAATGTAAGACATTTCGGTAATCCTTTACATAGAGGGACAAAATAAGGTGCGGCTCCGCAACCAATCGAAACGACTCAGCGCTTCGAAATCAACTGTAAATGCTTTTCGTAAAAACCGAGAGACCTACGCGACGACTTATCAAAACGAATCATCAAAGCCCGAGCCGCAGACCCAATCAAATCAGCTTGCTCAGGTGTCAACGAAGCACCATTCTCAAGCATGGTTAACGCTACCGCCAAATCATTAGCATCAAGATGTGTACGTTCGGCAAGCACATCAATCGATCGCACTTGCGCTGACGTGGCCTCATACGCTGGAAACCCGGTAACAACCGACACCTCATGTAAACGAACCTCATTCAACGTGCGGTTGTTGTTATCAGTCCACGAATCGCCACCCTGCGGCACCGAAAAACCAAACGACATTGATGTCACATCACCGCGATTCATCAACACCACAAGATCACGCGCATACGACGTATCCGGCAAAGTAGCCTCAGCGAACAAACCTTTTGAATCCTCAGACAAACGCAACGTACCTGAACGAGTCGAAGCCAACACCTGATCAGAATTATGATTCACAAACATTTTCACCTGATTACGCGAATCCAAAGACCGTTTAAAAGCACCCGGCGCAATCGTCTCAATGAAAGGCAAAGGCTCAGACGGTGAATTAAACACAGCGGCATAACCAGTGAAAGTCATACCATCAGACTTTGAACGAACTTCGAAAGTGTTTTCAGCAAACGCCCGAAACTCAATCATCATTCACCTGCCGCATACGACTTATACAAATCAACAAACTTCTGTAACATTTGGTCATTCTCACCAGTGGCAGTATCAGCTTCCATCATGTCAGCTTTGGCATAGTCACCCATCGATGCCCTCAACTGCCAACGCCACCGCTCATGCTGGTCAATGCGTTCGGCAAGAAAATTGGCGATACCTTGCTCACGAGCTGCAACCGCCGCATCAAACACTTCCATCAACTCATCAATGATCTCATCATTAATGTCATAAAGGGCATCAACCAATGGCAGGTAGTTACCGTCAGTGAACGGTGAATCCTCAACCCCACGCAACGCCAACAAATCAGTTAAACGGAACGGTGCAACAACATCCAACTTACGCAAACTTTCCGCAATACCATCAATACTGCCGTACACATCTTCATAAATTTTGCCAAAAAATTTGTGATACTGAGCGAACTCACAACCAGTCACATTCCAATGAAAACCCTGCGCAGTGACATACATTGTGAAAACATCCGCCTGCAACTGCTTCAAACCATCAACTAACGTTGGTGCAGGCTCAACAGTTTCATCAATCATTTGCATATCGCGTGTCGGATTCATTGTGTCATTTCCTGTCTTTGCTAATGCGTCAGTCGCCCATTGAATAACTTTATCCGCTGAATCAGGGTCAGTCGGGTCAACACCCCACAGAAACGCTGCAACAGCACCTGGCCCCGGATACTTTGGGTCTTTCAAATCATGATTCGCTGAAACTTTTTCCCAATCAACACGATGCCTAGCAACCCACGCCCTAATACGCATCCATTTGTCATTACTGACAATGCCTTTGACCATGTCTCGTGCTTCACGAATTGTTTGCGAAGTGACACCATCACCAGCTAAACCCATTGCATAAAACTTCAAACCATCATGCGCGTTGTCACGCATCTCCTGCGGTGCAGACGTTTTCGGATCCTCATGCGTTCCAAAACTTGTTGGCACCGGTGCACCAGTCGACGACGGTGACACAGCACGAACCGATGCAGGGTCAACAACAGGCACACCAACAGCTTTCAACGCCGCACGAGTATCCGCATCATTCTCATACCATGCCTCAATTTCGACACCATCGGCAATAAGTTTCTTCGCCTTAAACACTTTGAACGCTTGTGACGCATTCGGGCCAGCAGGAAAATCAGACAAATGAATATCAGCGTCAGCAACTTCAAGACCATTCTCATTCAACCAATTAACAGTCTCATCCATGCGATCAACAGAACGACCTGACACAACAATAATTCTGTCACCCTGCTGATGCGCATCCAACAACAAATTAAGCATCGGCACATTAGGTCGATCACCTGACAAAATAAGTGTGTCGTCTAAATCAGTAACTATGACACTCATTGTGGAATCCTCAAAACTGAGATTGTTGCGCTACCACTGGCAGTAATCGCCCACACTTGTTGCGACGCGCTTAAATTAAAACTCAACTTGTCTTTACCATCGACACGATAACCAGTCGATGAAGTGACAGCAGATGTTGCACCGAAATACATTGGGGTTGTGTTGTCAGTGTTGTGAATGTGTAAACGAATACCAGCAGGATCACCATCACAAATAAGTGAAGCGGTTGTTGTGACCGTAGAATTTGCGGTTGTTATAACAGGCATCAGTAAACACTCCCCGGGTCGGCAGGATTAATATTTGCCACAGGTTGCAGCTTTGTTGGTGGAACACCAGTATGCGCAATATCAGGCAACCCAAGCGCAACCAAAACAGCCTTAGGGTCATAACCAGCATCAACTAACGCAGTCGCCATATTCACTTTATGTTCCTGCTCAACAAGTGACGCAGCCGCAAGGTTGACGTTCGCCAAAGGCACACGGTAAACATCACCACCCTCAACTGGTGGCATATCCTCAAGTCGGTGAATGTCATTAATGTTCAAAAATCCTGACTGAATACCAGTGGAATACGCGGTGTACCTGGTCGCCAAATCACCACGCAAAATGGAATCCATATTGAACTTAACGAACACACCATCAGGTAACAACTTAGTCAAAGCGTTTTCAATTTTCTGCACATACGGTCTGATCGTGTACGTTGCAAACTGAATCGCATTCTGCTCAACTGATGCGTAAGACATTGCACCGGGAATCGCAGTCGACAACATATGCAAAGGCACACGGAAAACCTTCGCAACCTCCTCAACCTGCTGACGGCGCGACTCCAACATTTGCGCCTCATTAGGGTCAACACCAGTCTTAGAAAACTTTGCACCACCAAACAACACACCCGGACGGTGCGCCTGATTCAAACCACGATGCCCTTCCTCAAAAGCATCAATCAAATCCTTCGCCTGCTCACGACTCAAAGCACCTGGCACCTCAATAATTCCAGCCGTTGTTGAACCCTGACCAAAGAAACGAGCAGCAAAATCATCCAACGCCGCAGTCAAACCAAGCGACTCTTTCAACTGGTCAATGCGACTAATGCCACGCAACGCACCCGGCTTACGCAACTCAACAAGATGCAACACCTCATCCTTAGACAAAGCAATATTCGCATCATGCACATAATATTCAATTCGATGATTGTTATCACGACGCACATACACACGCACCGGATCAAGCACCGACAACGCAATAACCTCACCCTTACTACGAGTGATATGAATAAAAGCGTTACCATCCAACAACAACGACACCATCACCTGAGCAATGAACTCATCACGAGTGGAAGCCAAATCAGGATCAGGTGAATCCAACCAAATAGGACGCGGTCGGTAAGGGACACGCACACCATCAATACGACGATACGAATCCAACGACAACGTTGACACAGTGTCAGTCAACAAACGAATACACGCATACACCGTAGCAATACGCAAACTATTATTCTGATCAATCGTCACACCAGCACGAGTGGGCATACCAAAAAAACCACCAGTGCCAAATACCTGCTGAAAAGTAACAGAACGCTTCTCAATGATTTTATTCAACATTGTTGCGCTCCAAACCAATACCGAAAGCCACTACCGACAAACCGCCGACAATGAACGCCACCCCAATGCTAAACCAACCAACACCAATAACCGTTGCGGCAACGCCGACAAGCTGAACCACAGACCCCAACCATTTAGACACGAAAAAAACCCACTTCCGTAGACACTTCATCTGGCGATTGCCAACACGCACGATCCAAAGCCATAATCGCCGCAACACACGCATCAATCTTTTTCGAACTATAGCGGCTTTCCTTAGCAACCCTCGACCCCCGAGCATCCTGCTTAATCGTCGCATTACCAATATGACGTGACAAACTTGGATGATTATCATGCGACAAATCACCACCAACAGTCATATCGTAAAACCGTTGAGTAGCCGGTGACATACGCTGCGGCGACTGCGGATACTCCAAAACACGACCCCAACCAATCGCCTCAGACACAACCTCAATCGACCGCGCCCAACGATACGGATCACACACAACCTCACGAACATTAAACCGTTTCGTCGCCTCAATAATTGTGTGCTCAACCTCAGTGATAGGAACCTGCCAATCCTCATTACGATTCGCTGGCCGCTCCCACAAACCCAAAACAAACAAATGCTTACGCTCACCAGTGGTGCAACCAATCACCGCGGTACTGTCATTGGAATACGACCCATCAAAACCAATAACAATTTCCTCACCATCAACATTCACATCATCAACACCAAGCGCATCCCACTTACCATCAGGTAACCACGCAGATTTAGCCGAAGTCCAAATATTCAAACGCTTAGTTTTGAACTCATTCTCAGGTGTTCGACGCACAGCCGACTCAAAATCCTCAACATCAGACAAATCATTTATCCCCGGATTAGCTTGCGCCCAAATCTTAGGATCACGAAAATCAACAGCCTCAAACTTCGGTTGCCACCACGCCCCAAAAAAAGTGTCATCAGCAACTTCCTTATTCGCCACCTGCTGCAAATACTGGTACATCGTGTAACACAATGATTCATTACCTGAAGAATCAACCTTCACACCAGCAGTCGTAATCGACACAAGCATCGGATCAATACGCGCCGCAGACGCCAACGACAACACATCAAACAACTCACGATTAGGTTGAGCATGCAACTCATCAAAAGCAACAAATGATGGTGACAAACCTTCCAACTGCGGTGCCTCAGACGCCAACACCTTAAACGTCGACTTCGTGAACCTATTCTCAATAACGTC